AAGACGATTGTCTACATCAAGGACAAGCCTCAAGCGGCAAAGAGAAAGAATGATGACGTGACGATTTCGATGGCACTGTGCTATTACTTGCTTGAGAAGATGCCTTTGGTTGTCTCTCACTCTGTCAAGAGAGCGATGATGGAGCGGCATATTGCTGCTATGAAAGCAAAGAAGTCAAGCAGGACACTGCCGTGGAACGTTAGAGGCGGCAATAAAACGGGTGGTTATTGATGGGTATGAAACCAGCAGATTTGCAAACGATTCTCGATACGCATGACAAGTATTGGGGTGATAAGCGTCACCAGATGCTTCGCTACAAGTCTGTCTATGAGATGGATTTCTGGGATGACATTGATTTGGATGCCGAGACACAGATTCGGATTCAGACGAATGATGGATATGGCTACATTGAGTCTTTCCAGGCTTCCTTGTTTGCCAAGAATCCTGCTGTTGCTGTTAAAAGCGGCGTCCTTGGTAAGGGAGATCCCCAGAAGAGCCAGAACATTATCAACCATTTCCTCCTTACAAGCAGAAATGAGATTGAGAATGCGTCAAGAATGGCGCTGATCTACCCCATGAGCTTCTTAAAGCTGACGATTACCGAGCGTGAGAACCTCTATGAGCGTGTTCTTCCTGTAGCTGTGCCCCCTTGGCAGGTGATTGTGGACAGAGATGCGTCTCGTTGGGACACTCAGCGCTTTGTTGGCCACATTTACTGGATGACTGTCCCTGAAGCCAAGAAGAAGTTTGGTGGGAAGTTCGACGACATTGGTGCTGAGATTGTTGGGTACTTCGATCAGACGGCTAAGGACGATACGGGTGGAACTCGCCCACAGGATCCACAAGAAAGCCCCGTTGCGCCTATGTTTAGGTACGTAAAAGTGGTTGAGTTGTACGATTTGATGCACGATAAGCTCTATTGGTGGTGTCCTGAGCGTGCTGACAAGTGGTTAGACAAGGCTGATTTCATTCCTTTCAGAGATGCAGAGGACCAACCCCATCCTCCAATCATTCCGTTGTACTACAACCGGGTTCCAGACCAGCCATTGGTGGGGTATTCGGCAGTAAAGCGCGTATATGACCAGCTTTATGAGATGAATATCATCCGTTCTTTCCAAGCAAATGCGGTGAGAAAGGCGAGTAGACAGTGGTTGGTGAAGAAGGGGGCGATGTCTGACGATGAGATGGCCCGTGTCACCAGTGGTATCGACGGTCTTTTCGTAGAGGTGGAAACAGATGACCCCTTGGATACGATTATTAGGCCCGTTCCCCACCAGAACCTGCCTGCTGAAGTTTCCCGCTACATGTCGGACGTTATTCGAGACAAAGATGCAGGCTCTGTCACCGCAGCATTTACTCGTGGAGAGGCTACAAAGGCGACTGCAACAGAGATTGCAGCACTGGCAGCGTACACAACGAGTGAGATTGGCCGCATGGCTCGTGAGAGAGACGGCGCAATAGAGATGATGGGCAGGATTTACCTGTTGATGGTGGCTTTGTTTATTGAAGAGGCCAAGGTTCCCACTATGGTGCTCTTAAATGGCGAGGCTCAGACGGTGAAGCCTGATGATTTGACGGGTGATTTCCAGATTTTCGCAGCAGACCAGGCTTCTACGCCTATCTCTGAGGCGATTCGTGAGCAGAGATTGCTGCAAAACGCGCAACTATTGCAGGCACTTGGTGTTCCTAACCAGAAGATTCTGGAAGAGATTGTTCGTACCATGGGCTTACCAGAAGATTTCCTTGAGGCTGCACCTGCCCCTGAACAGGGTGGCGCTGGTATTCCTGGCGTGGCTAATCCAGAAGGCCCTCCCACCGCGCAAGACCTCGTCAATACTCCCTCACCGCAGAACGTCTCTGACATGTTGCTGGGTGGTGGCGTAGGGTTCACTCAATAATGCCGTTATTTGACTACTTCTGTGGAGAGCACGTCCATGAGGCGCTCTTTCTTCCCAAGGAGGAGGTGCCCGATTCCATTCAATGCCCCCAATGTGGCGAGGTTGCCCAGAAACAACTGTCAATGCCAGCTAATACACCGGGTCGTTGGGGTGACCAGACGGGTAAATATGGCGTTGACGGTTTCTATGATCGTGGGCTTGGTGCTCGTTACCAGACCTCGATGCAAAGAGAAGCCCTCATGGAAAAGAAAGGGCTTGTCTCGACTGGCGACTTTGACAAACACTACGTCGAAGACACTCTACAGAGGCAGTCGGCGCATCAAAAGCAGCAGGATGCTAACATCTCGCGTTACAAGTCCAACATGAAAAAGTTTGAAGGAGATAAAGGAAGGGCTCTCACCGAGACTTTCTCTATTTCGGAGATGAAGAACCAAGGAACGCTGGCACAAGATGCCGCAAAGGAAGCATAAATGGCTGAACTATTACCACAAGAGCAAGCCGTGTTAGACGTAGCAGCAGAAGTAGACGCTGCAAAAGATGCCAGCTTTGAACAAATGGCCCCTTCTGGGGATTTTCCTGCAAGTGATTTGAATGCCCTCGTTGACTCCCTCAATAGTGTGTTGCCTCTCTTCAACCTCCCTGCTTATCCCGCCTTTACAGAAGACCTCGATGGACCACTGCCCACAGAGTTCGTACAGCAACTCTCCATGGTGGCTGACGCTGCTGCTGCTTCTGGCTTAGAGCGTCTGTCCTTTGACGTGACAACTGTCAGTGATTCCGGGGACTTAGAGGATATTCAAGCACGTTTAGATACATTAGCTAACAACCAGTCTTTCATTACTTTCTTGCGTTCAGAGGCTCAAGGTGAGCCAGAGGGTGTGGCAGAAGATGCTCCACCTTTCGATGTAGAGGCAGCCGTAGTTGCCGAAGGACCAAGCGGGGAGGATATGGAAGCAATGATGATGGAGAGGATGTAAATGTCCGAAGCACAAGCACAAGCACAAGAGACTCCAGCCGTTGAGGCAGCCCCTGTAACGGAGTCGGCCCCTGAGCAGGAGGCTGCCCCGGCTACGGAGCAACCAAAAGAAGAGGCGACACCATCTATTGATGAGTTTGCTTCTGAGAAACTGGAGGACGAGATCTTCCAGTCAGAAGAAGACTACAAGGGTGTAGACTACAAAGGAGTAATGCAGGAGTTGTCTCCTGAAGCCAAGAAGCTTTTCCACAACCTGCGCTCTTCTTTTACCAAGAAAACTCAGTCTATTTCTGACCAGAAGAAGGCTCTGGAGAACGCAAAGGCTGCACTGCATGCCCGTGAGAAAGCGTTGTTCGAGTCTGACTTCTACAAGAATGTGTCTGAGAAGGCTGCGGTGGAGAACAAAGAGTTCGATCCATACGATACTTCCTCGTTTGAGTCTCGCATTGAGCAAGAAGTTGCCAAGCGCATGACTGAAATGATGGAGCCAATGCGTCAGGCCCATGTGCTCCAACAGCAAAAGCACAAGCTGGATACGTTCAAAGCTCAGCATCCAGACCTTGAGTCTATGAAGACGGATATTGTCGATGTGCTTAAAGAACACAAGCACATGAATCTTGAGCAAGCCTATTGGCAGGTAAAGGGTCGCAAGCTTGCCGAGGATATGAAGACACAGGAAAGCGAGATGGCTAACTACAAGAAGGTGGCCCGTGAGGCTGGCCTAAAAGTAGGAGGAGCATCCCGTGGATCCCTTGGTGGCATTCCGAGGCACATCATGGAGAAGGACGATCCAGTAGCTATTTACAACTGGATTCGGGAGAACAAGGGCAAAGTCAAGATTTGATATTTGCTCAACTCCTTCTTCTTTGCTATTGTTTGCACTGAAGACGAGAGCCCCTTGACAGGACAAGCAAGTCTTCCGGCCCCAACTGGGACAACCGCAAGTCTTTCTATCTTTTCTTTCCTGGGCAAATAAGCCCTATAGGACTCGTTTATCATGGCTATCCAAAACGATATTCTTAGTTCAACCGCCCGTGCGCGGTCTAAGAAAGCGTTGGACAACCTTTTCCAGACAGTTCCGCTTCTTGATCACATCAAGAAAGCCGGCGGTGTCGAAGTGATTAATGGTGGTCAACGCATTACCCGCGCAGCAATCCTTGCTGAGCACTCCAACATTACCCAGCTTGCTACTGGTTATGAGGCTGTTTCTTCTTCTGTGGCTGACGTTCTCCGTTCGCCAGAGTACGAATGGTGTGACTTTGTTGCTCCCATCGTAATCACCAAGAAGGAAGAGCTTTCCAACCGTGGCGAAAACGCTGTCATCTCCATTGCAGACGCTCGTATGAAGTCTGTGATTGGCATGTTGAAGCGTGAGTGGGAACTTCAAACTATCCGTGGAACCTCCACTGTTCTTACTGAGCTTGGCTCTTTGAACGGTGTGAACACTGCCACGGGTTGGTTGGAAGAACTTGCTTTCGGCGCTCAAGGCAACACCGTTGGCGGTCTTTCTAAAACCACCTATGCTTCCAGCAACTGGCAGAACCAAGTGTATGACGTGTCTGCTGATGGTGGTGCAGGAAACTTTGCTGCTAACGGCTTGACCGGAATGACTGAGTTGATGCTTCAGACTCAAATCTACGCACCCGAAGGGTCTGTGGACTTGATTCTTGCAAGCCCCACCTCGTACCGTCTGTACAAGAACACCTTGCAGGCTCAAGAGCGCTATATGCCGAAAGAGACTGTGCTTGATGCTGGTCGTTTGGCTTTGGCCTACAACGGTGCT